CTGCGATGCCAGATGAGTGTAAGATACCTGGTGATGTGGTTGGTAGTTATCGTAAGTATTATGTAATGAAGAAACAAAGATTTGCGACATGGAAGTCGCCATCGGTGGTACCACAATGGTGGACACAAGCGTTAAATGAAACCAGAAATAATTGATAATTTTTTAGACGACAAGACATTTAACGAAATAAAAGATTTTGTTATGGGTTATTATATACCTTGGTATTTTAATGATTACATTGCAACAGAAGATGAAAAGAGTGAACAATTTTATTTCACACATAAGTTATATGACGATGGTGAAGTAATTAGTCCTTTTTTCTCAAAGTTTAAACCTATATTTGATAAATTAAATATGAATAAACACATAAGGTCAAAACTAAATTGTTATTTAAGAAGTGATGAACTACAAAAACATAGTAAACACATTGACCAAAAATATTCGTGTAAAGGTTTCATATTACCATTTAACACTAATAATGGTTTTACAGAGTTTGATAACTGCGTGGTAAAGACTATTGCGAATAGAGGCTTTAAGTTTGATCCTAGTATATCACATAATAGTACGAACTGCACTGATGCTAAAGTAAGAATAAACATAAATGTAAACTACTTATAGGATAGTTATGGAATACGAAGAAATGGAAAAGTTGTCATTAGAAGAATCTAAAAGACAAACAAAACATAGACGAGAAGAAGGACTAAATATGATACGACCATTTACCTTTGATGAAAAGAAAATGTTATGGGATGGTTTAAGAGAAAAAGAAAAAACCACAAGTGAATTACTTATGGAAGGTTTTAAAGAAGAACAAATATTAAGAAGAATAGAGGAAAGAGAAGATGATTAAAGACGCATTAATAAAAAAACTAGAAGGTGATGTTGCTGTTGCTGAAGCAGATTTAAGAACTTTTTTAGCTTCACCAATCGGTGTTGCTGAACATATTGATTATGTGGATACTGCAGAAAAGAAGACAGCTAAATTAGCAGAAGCAAAAGATAAGTTAGAAGCTATCAAAAATCTTTAATGCCATTATATACATTTTATAATAAAAAAACTAAAAAAGAATATGACGATATGATGACCATTGCTGAGATGGAAGATTTATTAGCTAAAAACAAGCACATTAAACAAGTCCCTAAAGGTATAAATATTGTAGCGAGTGTTGGAAATCGTGCTATGAAGACAGATGGTGGTTTTAAAGAGGTATTATCTAAAATAGGTGAGGCGCACCCACAGAGTGCTCTTGCTAGACAAACCACAAAGAGGTCTATAAAAGAAATTAAAACGCAACAAGCAGTCGCTAAAAACAAAAGAAGAATAAAAGGATTAAAATAATGGCTAAAGATATACCAGATTACATGCGTGGCTTTGATTTAGATGAAGACTTCGGCATTACTGCTGTATCGTCTGCGCCTAAAACAGAAGTCAAACCATCGGTTGATAAAAAAGATATTGAAACACTAGGTCAACAAACTAGTTTAGAAATATCTAAAGTAAAAAGCGATGTTCAATCTATTAAATCAATGATGAATGAAGTAATGCAGATAGTTGCTGAAAAAGATACTATCACAAAAGAAGTACAGAATGAAGATATAACAAATAGATTTAAAGCGATTGAAAAAGTAATTATACCATTTTTGTATAATTTACAAAAAACTGACGAGCCTTATATACATTGGCCTAATAGAGGACCAATTATCAAGGCACAAATAGAAAAGTTATTAAAACTTACAAGAGGATAAAATGAAATTAAGTAACAATTTTAGTTTAAACGAAATGACCAAGAGCCAAACAGCAGCTCGTAAAGGGATTAGTAATAATCCTAGTGAAGACCATATGAATAATTTAAAAGAACTTTGTATCAATGTGCTACAAAGAGTTAGAGATCATTTTGGTAGAGTTGTATCTGTATCCAGTGGATATAGAAGTCCAGAACTTTGCGAAGCAATAGGGTCATCTAAAACTTCACAGCATGCGAAGGGTCAGGCAGCTGACTTTGAAATCCATGGCATATCTAATGCAGAGTTAGTAAAATGGATTAGTGAGCATTGTGAATGGGATCAGATGATATTAGAGTTTCACAATGTAGATGAGCCAAATAGCGGCTGGGTTCACTGCTCATATAGATCAGATGGTGAAAATCGTAAACAAATATTAAGAGCTTACAAGAACGAGAGTAATAAGACTTGTTATGAGTCTTATACACCAAGCTGAAAAGAAGATAGGGAAGCGTTAAGAAACGATCCTGAAAAGATAAAAGACCATATGATGAAGTACAGGTCAATATAGACTTGACAGAATGCATATATTATGTTATACTATGAATAGTAAAAATATGAAAGTGAAAATACAATGGCTAAAAAATTTAATTTTATAGATTTAGATAAATCAAACTTACCTGTTACAAAAGGTAAAAAAATAGATGGCTTTCGTTTCTATGATATAGACGGTAAAGCTTATCCCTCAATAACTACTGTATTAGGTATACAGAAGAAAGCACAATTACAAGAATGGCGAGATAAAATTGGTGAGAATGTTGCCAATTGGGAAATGGGTAGAGCGGCTAGACGTGGTAAAGCAACTCACACATTGATAGAACAATATATTAAAGGTTTAACACCAAGCGAAAGAGGTGTTTTACCATTAGGTCTTTTTAGACTAATCAAACCATATGTAGATCAGATTGATAACATACATTGTTTAGAGACAATCATGTATAGTAAGAAATTGACAATCGCTGGTCAGGTTGACTGTATCGCTGAATACAATGGTAAGTTATCTGTAATAGATTTTAAAACTGCTAACAAAGAACGACAAGAAAGCTGGATAGAAAACTACTTTATGCAGACTACAGCCTATGCTCAAATGTATGAGGAGATATTCGGTAAGAAGATAGAACAAATTGTTATTTTACTTGCATCTGAAGATGGTTCCGTACAATCATTTATAAAAGAAACAAAGGACTATATGACACCTTTGATGAAATCAATTGATGACTTTTATAAATATTATGAGAACTTAAACAAAGATAAAATCAAGCAAGACAAGTAAACAGCCCATATTTTATCATAGAGGGCTAAATGAAAAAACTAATAATCTTAATCTGTCTACTGTGGACGACAATCAGTTATGCTAATGAATATAAAAAGTATAATTTGATGATGATGTCCTATCCTATGATGTGTGGTACACCAGAAGATGTAGATAGATATATTGCTGATAATAAATTTACACCCATTAATATAAGTTTTGGTAAAGAAAACGCCAATGAAGACGGCGCTATTGTATTTGCCGTAACATATTACATCAATGATAAACACCAAACATTATCAGTAGCAGAGACACCAAACGACCCATATAAATGTATGATATACCATACATTTGATATGCAGATGAATACCAATTTATTACCTGGAACACAGACTTGACTTTTTAGTTGAAGTATGGTATATTATAAGAGTCGACAAAGGGCGCTGAAGCTAGCGTAGAGGCGCCCACATATATTATAGGAGGATATGATGACATCAGTAGATGATAAAGACGTTGATAAGTCTTTTGAGAATGAACAAAGTACAGTTACTATTCCATTAAGAGAATACGATAAATTAAGAGAAAAACAACATTACATTACAGATAAAGATATGATCGCTGTTATTGATAAGATAGAAGAACTTGTCAGAGCATTAAGAAAGCATATAGTTAGAGCAGACTTCAATGAATAGTAAAGAATTTAGTTTGAAGATAGAAAGTATAGTAAAAGAAAAAAAGATTACACACATGGATGCTGTTGTTTGGTATTGTGATGAAAATGGTTTAGATACAAGTCATGTATCATCATTAATATCAAAATCACTAAAAGAAAAAATACAAGTAGAGGCAACTAATTTAAGAATGTTGAAAATACCTAGATGTGGAGTATTACCAATTTAATATGTATGGTGGATTTGATGTATATAAAACTTACTTGGCTGTTAAACTACACTTTGCATCTGATACATACGACTATTATAAGTATGGTGGAAAGGTTAACGCAAAACTTGAAACATTTACTAAACGTAAGGATAGATACTTCTTTCACAAACTGAGTACGAAATATGCAGAAGCTGATATACTTGATTTCTTTGTTGCTAACTTTCTTGCAGATAGTAAGAGATGGATTGGTAATCTGTTGGCAAACGATGGTAGAGGGGTTTACTTGGATTATAAAAAACGGAAAGAATCCTTTGCTTACCATTTTAAACAAGAGTGTGGAACTATTGTTTCTGACTTTAACTCTCGTGGTCTTTCTTTTGATGATGGGTTTTCTGTACCTAGTGGACAGCATCCAAGAATGTTACGCTTACTTATTCAAAGGAAATGTAGTTACCAGACCGCGGTCGTGCTTAATCACTTTCTTAACTTTACTAAAAATTGGGATAAAGAAATTACCGAGAAAGTTGTATGGCCTGAAATCTCACTTAAGGTGGCCAGAGTAAAACCATTTATAAATTTTAATGCGACAGAGTGTAAATTAATTATGAAAGAGATATTTGTCAATGGTTGATAGAGTTTTTTGTATAGGTAATGGTGAAAGTAGATCGCCAATAGATTTAATCAGGTTAAGACCACATGGTAAGATATATGGTTGTAATGGATTGTATAGAGACTTTACACCAGATGTATTAACAGCTGTAGATGGCGCCATGATGCACGAAGTATATCAAAGTGGTTATAAGGGTGAGTTATGGTTAAGAGATTGGAATCCATTACCAGGTATGACTTACAGTAGTGTGGTTTATGCTAATTTAACACCAGATGAGATAGATATTGCTAAAAAGAATTTTAAGTTATATGAAAACAAAAGAGGCGATAAACAACATTATGTATTTCATGGTTCTGCTATATCTGGTCAAGTGGGTATAATTAGAAGATTGGCTGGTGGTGAACAAATAGAAAAGAAACAAATTAGTCACACTGGTTGTTATGTAAGTTGGGTAGATATAAAAAATGATAAGACACATAATTTAAAAGACATAGATAATAAAGATAGAGGTTGGGCCTGTGGTGCAACTAGTGGTTGGATTGCTTTAAATAGAGAAAAAGATATAGAAGAAATATACTTAATAGGACATGATTTAAAAAGTAATACAGACAATATAAACAATATGTACAAGTCAACTCAAAATTATGGTGATGAAAGAAACAAACCTATACCTCATGTTAATTGGGTAACACAATGGGAAACCTTAATGAAAGAGTTTCCTAAAGTAAAATTCATAAAAGTAAATCCAGATGGTATTAGAGGTAATACACCAGTCAGTAGCAACATAGAAGAATGGAATAAATACACAAACAAAAATTTAAGTTATATGACATTTAAGGAACTAAATGAAACCTTTAACTGCATCTAAAATCATACCAGATAGAAAACAAGAACTAATAGACCTAAACAATTTATTTGATTTACCAAATAGACAAGACAAAGATTACCTTGATTACTTGGATACAATGTTCAAAGACCTAGATAAAAGTGGTATGATGTATCCTATATTTGTAATTAGAAAAGAAAACTATTGGAATAGGTTTGAATGGAGAGGTAATGATAATCAATTAGGGGTTATCACTGGCTCAAATAGATTTAGATACGCCATAGATAGAGGTTATACACATATTGAGAGTATAGAGTGTAATAGTAGAAGTGATTGGTTTCCACTATGGGAAATGACCTTTACAAGAGTCAAATGAGACTTGACAAATAGCCAATTATATGGTATAGTAGAGGATATATGTTAGATAGTATAATTTATAGAATATTAGACAAAATAGTAAACTGGTGTGAGCGTTATAAGAAATACAAAATTGATAAGACTGTTCCCAAGTATGACCCTAAAGAACTAAAAAAATGGGTTAAACAACAGGAGAAGTCTTATAAATAACTATGATACCGATTATACAGGTAACACAAAAACAACAATACGAAAATATATACAAGGAGAAAATATAATGGACTTTGATACATTAAAACAATCGTCAAGTAAC